TAGATTAACTTGCCACGATTTTTACCAATGAATGTAGATACTGCTAGTTCATATGGGTCTTGAATATCACCCTTATACTTTTCAGTAACTGCATTTAAGATATCAAAGAACTCTGGACGTAAGCCAGTAATACCTACCTCTTTTAAGTAATCAGGTACACCAATTGACTCTTGCATTGTAGGTGCAACTGGTGAGATTAAACCTAGAACAGAACGCATAACTAAAATGTTATGTGCCGATAAACGGATGTTCTTTAGGTATTCAAACTTCTCTGCCTCTGTTGCATTAGGGTCTAGCATATAACCCTGTGATGCATTGTATGCAATAGCCTGCATTGCAGCAGTTGCTTCTTGTCTATTCTTTTCATTTTGTGGTAGCAATGACCACAACTTACTTAAAGAAGATGGGACTATAGCACGGGCAATATCTATATTGTCGCCAATACCACCAAGTGCAAAGTTATCAATCTCTTGAGCAACCTTTTGGCCACCAGTTCCACCAACTTGTCCAATGATATTCTTCATTGCAATAACGCTTAATGCGGCAATTGGTCCAGACAATGTTGGCAAGCCTGCATCTGGTGTAAATGATGGGTTGGCTAACTTTAACTTTAATGTAAAGTCATTAAAGATTGGTTGTTTAAAGCCTTCATCTCCAGGTGTAAGAGTACGAACAACACTATCTACTGTCTTAAAGATGATGTCATCCATAGGCATCATTACATATGGGTCACCATTCTGGTCCTCATATATGCCACCTGCAGCATCTAAACCAAGATGTGCTAACCGTGTGCGATATAGAACTCTAGGTGATACATCCTTCAAGCGAAGGATACGGCGCCAAAAGTCTTCAGTAGCACGATAGTATCTACCAACATTTCGTGCAGATACTGCAAAGTTAGAACGGATAGTTGGGTTATCAACAAACTTTAATACTTCATCTGCAGCCTGTTGAACTGATACCTCAGCAAAATACTTTTGAGATTGAAGTTCTGCTTCTTGTCTAACCTTTGTAAAGTCAATTGCCTTATCACTTGCTTCAAGTTCAGCAACTTTACCTTTGAATAAATCATTAGCATATTCTTTTTCTGCCTTAGCATAGAACTTACGCAGTCTTAAATATGTAACCATTGTGGCTGGTTGACGGATAATACCTGTAACCTGACGGTCCATTATCTCCATCAACTTATTGCCTAAGCGTTGATATGCTGTACCAAAATCATCTAAACCTTCAATGTCAAGGGATGTATACATCTTGCCATTAGGCATAAACCCTTTTGTTAGGTCAAAGAAATCATCAGGAGATACTTGCTTTGTTGCTTCATTCCAAGCATTAGGAACAAATTTAGTTCCATTTTCTGTAATTAAACTGTGCTTTTCTTTTATAGCATCAACTAAAGCCTGATTGTATTTATTAGAATCACCATGGAAATATCTATATAAATCAGCAAAGATTTCTTCTACTAATGTACGGGCTATTTCTACATCATCTTTACCCTGAAGTCTTAGGTCAGATGTGCGTTGTCTACCCTCAATAAAGTTAGATAATGCTTTTCTATCTCTTACTGAGAATAAGAACTTAGCATCTAGTTCATCCATTGCCTGTTGAGTAACATCATCAAAGACGCCTTCAACATTGCGGACTACGCCAACCTTACCTAGCAATTGATTACGTGCTCTATACCAGTCATTGGTATCACGTAATGCATTGTTATCTAAGAATACATATCCAGGATTAAAGTTAGATTTGCCATTAAATCCTATAATTTGCTTTTTGTTTCCATAGAAACGCTTAATAAAGTTTTCAAAATGTATAACATTAGCGCCCATACCATTAAGAATCTGGTCACGCTCTAACTTAACTACATCTACTTCTTTACCCTTTAAGCCTTTTTCAATCTTAAATTGTTCTTGAAGAGACTTAATCAAGCGGTCAAACTGGTTCATATCTAAGAACTCTTCAGCAATTTCTGGTACTTGCTTACCAGTAATGTTTGAAGCACTTGTAATAGAACGAGTTGCTGAACCTAAATACTGTGAGTTTAGAGCAAGTGCTTGGACTAGATAGCCAGCCTCTTCTGCATCTAACTTATTGATAGTTTTGCCATTGTAAATATCAACAGCAGCAAGGGCTTGTGCCCACTTGCGGTCCTGTGAAGTTAATTCACCCTCAGCAATACCATTTTTCTTAGCATAATTAACAAGGGCTTCTTCTCTAGCCTCCATGCTTAATGCATCTACTGGGTTTCTTAACCCTAATTTACGGGCAATACCTTGACGCAGACGCTCACCTGATTTAGAACCAGAGTATGCACTAGAAATATTACCTGCAGTCATACCTTTGCCAGTGAATAAAGCCATTATATTCTTAGCAGGGGCTGTAAGAAGGTACATCATTGTCTCATCAATGGCACTTCGTATACCCAAACGTGGGATAAGAGTAAATAAAGACCAAGTATTAACTAAATGTGATGCAGTACTTGACTGAGTAGCACCACCAACTGCTAGTAATAGGTTCTTCTTGCTCTTTAATTCATAAGCCATTTGACTTAAACCAAAGTAATCAAGCGAAGATAGCGCATATGTTTCTTGGAATGGTTGAATAATGCTGCCAGACTTCATAAAAGCCTGACCATCACGGTAAACAACGTTATCTTTTCCAACAATTTGTGCAACATCTGCACGTACTGGTATCTCTGCGCTTACATCTGTAGCGCCAGCCTTACCATATTTAACATCTAAAATCTCTTGGGCTAACTCTTTGCCACCAGGATGACCAGTAATGCCGTATCTTTCAATGATGGCATAGTCAATAGCCTTCATAATACCAATTTGTTCGCTAACTGTAGATTTAACAAACTTTTCAGTCATGAAATCTGCCATGTCTTTTTTCATGACTTGACGTGCATTTAATCTAAATGCATTGGCTGTCTGTATTGCATCATCTCCAAGTTTAATAACCATTCCTTGTGGAGAACGGGTTAGTTGCTTAGATAATGCTTCTTTAAATTTTTCTTTACGATTTAAACTGTCATGAAACTTCTTTAAATCTGTTGCTTCTGGTAATACTGCACCAGAACCAGGGGCATTCTTTAATAAAGAATCCCAAACATCTTCTGTTTTCTTAAAAGTTTCTTCAGCAGTACCGTATGTACTAGGGTTTAAGAATCTATCTACAGACTTAGATAAACCAACACCAAGTCTATTGTGCTTACTAGCGGTAGCAATTCCATTACGGAAGTATTGAACACCATCTACTCGACCAGCAATAAATTGAGGAATCTTTTCTGCGCTAGAAAAGTATTCAATTGCTGAATTAGCATTAAATATTTTTGCATCAACTAAGGCTTCAATTGCTGCATCATTATTAAATGCAGGATGGTTAACCTTAATATCATTTTTAATTGCAGTCTTTTCAAATGGTGCCGCTTTAGATAGTTTTTCTAACTTAGGACCAAGTTGGTCATCCCATAACTTACGGACTCCACTGGCTTCATCAGAGAATACTTCTAGTACACCTGCTTTAGGACCAAAACGCTCAATGGTTTCTCTCATACGAGTACCAGCAAGGGCTGACTTAGATAGTCCACCAGTTGCCCAAGTTAGTGGGTCAACTGCTATTTGGTAGATAAAGTCAAGTGTTCCAGAAAAAGCACCACTCTTAATATCAAACATACGTGCAATATCTCTACCTGGAGATACTTGAGCATATCTAACACCATCTAATACTTTTTTAAACTCTTCTGGATTGTTATATGCTTCTTCAACAGCAGCAAGTAATTTGTTATTTACTTCTCCACCAGCGGCTTTAATAATCTCACCTGGTGTCTTACCTGCTAATAATCCCTTAGCAACATCTACTCGCTCATTGCCAAAGTAGTTAATAGTTTTAGTTAGTTCACCTTCATCAAATACTCTACGTCCATCCCACGCATCTGTAAATGATTGCTTGGTAAATGGATTTTCTCCTTGTGCTGCTTGACGAGCAAGTAGGTATGGAGTGTTAATTAATCTATTCCATGCACCAGCAAGTTTAAAAACACCAATTAGTGGGCTTGCTACAACCTTACCAACAGTCTTTAATGCACCAACAGCGTAATCAGATGTATCAGGTGCTGCTTGCATATAATCTGCTTTAGGAAATAAATACTTAAGTTTATCTTGTATTTCAGGTGCTAAAGCATTGTACTCTGAACGTGCTTGGTCAATAGGTAATTTGCTTAGGCTTTTATTTTTATCAACTGTCCAAGAGAACTGTTCTAATTGTCCTACTTGGTCAGGTGGTAAATTTGCAGCCTGAGCAGCAGCATAAAGATTAGGGCTGTTCTTGGCTACAATGTAATTAACTTTGATAGCCATTAGTATCCTTCGTCAAGCAACCTGCGGTAAATTAATTCTGTGTCACCAGATGGGTCATAAGGAATTAAATTTCTAAATATTTCAGTTACTGTGTAAGCCTTATTTGGTAACTTACCCATTGCTTCTGAACCAGGTCCATCACCACGGTCAATACCAGCAGTAACTGGTTCACCAGGACGAGATGTAGGTGCAAGCAAAGGTGTAGGCAATTCCATTCTTGGAACTGGATTACCAGCCATAGGTGCTGCTACTTGGTTGTCGTAGGTTTGTTGTCCTTGTCCATATGGTAATCCTGGGATGTAGGTTGCGGGTTGTGTTGGACCCCCGTCAGTACGCTGACTAAGAGCGCCAGGGCCTGATATTGGGGCTGGGTTGGTTGGTTTTCTATATCCACCTTGCTGTGCCACTCTTCCTCCTACTTAATTTTTCTAGGTTGTTCTTTTGATAAATACGGACCTGCTGTAAATGCAGTTAATTTACTAGCAATCTCCATTGCTTCATAGGCATCCGCACCAGCATATATAGCACCTAATGCATATGCTGCTCCTGAACCTGCAGCATAAACTCCATCTGCAGATTTGCTTATTGATAACTCTTGGTCAACATCGAATATCTCGCCACCAACAGCCATTATAAACTGAAAGCGAGTTTCCTTTGTATCTTCATCAAAGTTATATCCATTCTCTGTCATACATTTACGCAGAGATGGCATTGCCTTTACAATCATAAAATGATAAAGGTCTTGTTTATCTTGTTTTGTAGGAACAGGTGGTTCCCATATATGTTGTGCTATATCGCAAGGTAGTGTCTCACCAGAACCAGCGATTAAGAATGAGCCATTTTCTGAAATCTTTTTGACTTCAGGATGGCTGTAGATGCGTCCACCATCATCAGTTGTTTGGCTATCAGCAACTATAAAACATCTGTCTTTATACTCTAAGCCAATTATTGTTGTCATGTCCCCTACTTAATTATCTTCTTACGACTGTCCTTGCGCTTGCACTGGCTTGTCCACCAGATGTTAAACTAGATAAAAGACTTTGTAGTCCACCACTTTGTGGTGCTGCCATAGGAGAGCCTCCTACGGCTGCGGCGGGAGCAGGGGACGGTTGCTCAACCGAAGGTGCAGCGGTAGGAGGTAATTCTTCAGGCTTGAAGATTCCTTCAATTGCATCCTCTAGTGCTACTCCCTTTTGACGAGCCTTGATAACATCAGCAATCTTTGTGATGATATCGCTTGGGTCTTGTCCTTGTGTAGCCATTTGAGGAATTGCTTGAGTATATGCCCCCAACGCACCCAATAGTGAGTTACGCATTTCTTCAACTTCAATTTTTTCTTGTTCTTGAGTTACGTTAATACCAAATGGTAGTTCACGCATAACCATATCTTTAGAAATAATTTTAGCGCCTAATGCTTGTAGCATGAAAATAAGTCCCTGTGCTGGGTTAAGTCCAGCCAACATGCCATAACGAACATCGGCAGAGTAATCCTTCTTAATATCTTTAGAAGGCTTGTAATCAATACTGTAAGGAGAACCAGCATCTACACCACGAACTGTCTTCTCAATATCAAAGAATGTTTCATCTACTTCAAAACAGATAGAGATAACATCTTTAAGTGTTGATGCAAAGATAGCCTGAGCGGATTTAACTTGTGTATCAAAACCACCCATAAGTGCTTGAACACCTTGACCAGTAATGATGCTTGCATCTAGATTACCAGTACGTGATTCTGGATAACGAGTTCCAGTTCTTAACTCTTGCTGTAGTAATGATTGCTCAGTAAATGCGCCATTAGGTATAGGTAGTTCTACACGTCGTACACCTGCTGGGTTATTGGTGCGGATAATTGCATCGCCACCAAATTCAATTTCTTGAACATCGCCTGGTACAACGATTGGTGATTGAACAGACTTCTCTGCTGCTTCCATTGCAAGTAATGCAAATCTGTTGCGAAGCAGTTGAATGCCTAGAACATCATCAAATTGTCCACGCATTTCACCATCAATAGATGGTCGCTTAGCAACTACAACCATCATCTTTCCAAGCGGATTAACTGCATGAGAAAGAATTAAGTTATTACGGCTTGGAATATAAATCAGTGATTGGTCTTTATCGTAGTAACGAATAAACTCAACCACTGCACTTAAGTCTTGACGGTAACCTTCCTTACCCAAGAGTTCTGATTCGTACTCTGGGAACTGGGCACACAACTCAGCAATTGATAGTGAGTATCTTTTAGCAAAGGCAATGCAACGTCCATAGCGGTCAAACTCTGGGTAAGCCCCAATTGGACTTTCTATACGGATGCGTGGCAGCCTAGCCTCTTCGTCTAATTCAATTATGAATGGGACGAAACCGAATGTGATGTAGTGGTCTGCGCCAGTGTACATCTGTACTTGTAAATCTGAGTGAGCAAAATAGTTAGCAGCAATGCGAGTACGCTTATCGGCAAAAGAACGAGCACGGTCGCTGACCTGATTAGCGGCCGAGCAATTAACCGCTGGTAGTGGCGCCATAACTTCCGACAAGTCTTTGGCAACAATATCAATAAAATTTGCAACGACATTTGCATCTACTCCCTCAGGAAAAAACTCTGGGTATACAGAGGCAATCTTTCCTTTACGGACAGCAAGAACATCTTGTGCTCTAGCATCACGGTCAGAAGAACGCTGTTTAAGCGAATCTACTCTCGCTGCAATCTGCTCAATGTTTAACAATTGTTGCCTCTCTTAATACTGTGCTGAACCCTTATATGGTTTAGTTTTATTTTCTGCCATAGTCTTCATTAATTGTGCTTTTAAATCTGCAATACGTTGTGGTGATGGCTTACCACCTTTAGCCTCTACTTCTCTTTCAAGTTTAGCAATAGCACCACGCATTTGATAAGTTTTTTGTTTAGGAGTCAAAGGCTTTTTCTTTGTAGCCTTCTTTACTCCTTTAACAACCTTTTTAATGTTAGCCATTAGTCGCCTCGTTTTTTATTTAAATACTTACTGGCTTTTCTGCTAATTTCTTTTGATAGTACTTGTTTTCGAATGTATTGTTCTTTTTCTTTACGTGCAATTTCTTTTAATGCTTCTTGAATACGTTTATCTGATTCTCTGCGTTGTCCAAACTCTATTGCTTCTTTTCTAGCAATCTCGTTTTTTTCTTGAGCAGTAAGTTCTTTTGCACGCTCTACAACTTTATTATCAAGTTCTTTACGTGGTTTTATATCCATGCCATATTTAGTTAAACCAGCATTTTCTTCACGTTGCGCTCTTTTAACTTCTAATCTTGCTTCAAGACGTTTTCTATCAGCAGGACTCATCTTCTTAATATAACTCTCTGCTTTGTTTCTTCTTTCTTGTCTTGCTTGGCGCTTTGCTGCTACCTCTTCAACCTCTGAACGTTTAGCAATTTTTGGACCACGGGTTAATTGAACTGAACTACGTTTTGATACAACCTTTTTAGCAGGAGAGGTTGCTAACTTTTTACGCAACTCTTCTTTTGCAACCACTCTACCAAAGACAACATCCTTTGGATTACGTGGGCGAGTTCTTGCTTTTTCAACTAAATATCTTTTTTGAAGTTGTGTTTTTTCATCTAAAGAAAGACCAGTTCTTTTAGGAACTTTTCTCCCAGGTCTTTTGCCAACATTTTTCATTTCTTCTATAGCAACTTCACGGGCTTTATATTTAGATACTTTTGCAACTTTCTTTTTTGCAATATCTAAAGCACGTTTCTTAGCAATTATCTTTGCTACTGTTGCTGCTGGCAATGCCATTTACTTACCCATGTTTCTGTAAACTTTAGTTACAAACTTAGCACCACGTTTAGTAATGCCACCAATTGCACGAGCACCTAAGCCAAAGGCTTTACCACCTGCTAATGTCCACGCTACATCTGAAGCATTTCTAGGAATAAAAACATCGGCAGCAATCTTTGCGCCTTGTTTCATATATCCAAAATCTTCTGCTAGTCCAGATTTAATAGGACGTTTTACAATTGGCTTAACTTTATTAGTAACACCAGGTGCAACTTTTTTAGATGCAGGCATTAGTTGCCTCGCTTCTTTACTGGAACTTTAGCCGTACGTGGAGCCACTTTTGCATTTGGTATAATTGCAAAACCTTTTTGTTTAAGAGATTTATTAATGATTTTTATTTCTTTTTTAGAATTTGGAACCATTTGTTTAGTTCTTTTACCAAGACTGCGTGGTTTTGTTTTTATTGGAGAGTAATTACCATAATAATCTTTTATTTTTCCCTTTTCGTAAATTATTGATATATTACCACCAGTGCGAGAATCTGCTTCTTTACTTAATGCATTAACTCTTCTTTGAACTTTTGCTTTGCCTTTTGAAATTTTTTTAACAGCCTTGATGGCTTTGATTGGGTTTGCCATTTACTTGCTCCGCTTCTTTACTGGAACTTTAGGAGTAGTAGGTTTTTCAGTTCTACTTTTAATATCCATATATTTTTTAGAAGGATATTTAAGAGATGTTATTTTTTTTGTACGCCCAGCATTATATTCTGTCATTTGAGCATTATCTTTAATGTCTCTTATTTTACCTTTAACTTTATAATCACTCATATACTCCCTTACTTCAAGTTTTCCTTTTGGACTTACTTTAGCAACTGGAGTGCCAGTTCTGTGTTTAAGTTTTTCTGTAGAGTTATTAATTCTTTTAGCCATTTTGGCGGCCTTTTTAGCGCCTTTAATAACTTTTTTAATGTTAGCCATTTAGTTAAATTGTCTCTTGTATCGTGCAGCACGAGCATCTCTGCTTGCAGCATCTTGTGGCTTAACTTTAACATTTGACTTAGGCTCTTTGATAGTTGTGGACTTTGTACCACGTCCCTTAACTCCTGGAGTCTTTGTTGCTTTCTTGATTCCCTTAATTACCTTCATTGGATTTGCCATTGTTATCTCCTATATATAAGTTTCGGACCACTGCTCAGCAAGGGCCTCGTCTAAGTTAACTGAAAACCGTCTTTCAGTTTGTGCTCTAGTAGCCCAACGATTGTGAGCATACTTTTGCATCCGACCATTCTGTTGCATAAAGTCCCTTGCTCTAAGCACGGTAAACCATAGCGCCATAACACAGTCAGTCTTGCCACGGGTATTAGGCTTCCAAGTAATTAATTGTTGGATTAAAGCCTTAAGGCCCTCTGAGTGTTCCGTAGAAGGAAACTCAATTATGTTATTCTTTTGGAACTTATCATCTCTCATAGTTCCCATGAGCATAGACATACCAGCAACACCAAAGTTGCTATCCCATTTGTTCTTGCTAGTAAAGTGAGATTCTAAACGGCAACCATATGCTGCAAGCCAGTTTCTCAAATTATCATCTAGTGAGTATGCTTTTTGGTGAGCGTTGATTTCCACACGTAATTCTTGTGGTCTGTACTTCTCAACCAATTCTTCGATAGTATCTTGAATCTTTTGTGGCGTAGGTTCTGACATGTTTATACAATCAAGAATATAAATTCTACCATCATGCCTATTGTATGTGGTCACCACAAACGCAGCATTCCCGCCCATTGCGGGGTCAAACCCTATTATCGTATACCCCTCAATGTGCGAGGGATGTCCCACGGCACCTGCTTTCAGCAGGCCACGTTTGCGTTGACCATTAATGCAACCTTGCACAAGTGTAGGTGGAAAGATAGAATCTTCTTGAACATCTTCTTGTTGGTAAACCAACGCCCATGTTGATGGTGTTACTTCACCACGTCTTTTGGCTAATGCTTTGCCGTCCCATTTGGGGTAGAGACCTTCCGCATCAGGGACATCAGAGTCGCCGTCCCACGGAACGTCCGATTTGGGCCAGAGCGTTTTCCAGTCTTGCGGTTTTTCTGAATACTCCAAAACAGCAGGCATGCCCATATAAGTAAAAGGAGTTTTACCGCCAGACCAATACTTAGTCTCTCGGAGTTCTTTGTAAAAGTCTGTCGGCGCAATTCGTGTCCCTACGATTAGCAGTTTACCGTTTTTACCCAAACGGGTAATAACTTCTTTTTGTAACCAGTTGATTTGTTTTTCATACTCGTGTGCGTTAGCGGTAGTGATACAGTCATCAAGAATGATGAGGTCAGCACGGGCACCGTAAATCTGTCCACCCATACCAAGGGCTTGGATGGTTGGGTCTTTTTCGGATGAGTTTCGTGCATCGCCCCCAAGGTAAACGGTGTCAACTCGCCAAGTGTCTGAGTCTTCTTTCCAACCACCTTCAGGTCCAAAAGTTGTTTGCAACTTTAACCATCTTGGGTGGGAGAGTCTCTGCTTGATTGCGTACACGAACTCGCGTGCTTTGACAAGCGTTTTAGAAACCACAATAATGCGGACATTGGGATTGAGGGCGATACGATATGTGGAGTAGTTTACGGTAATGACTGTACTCTTAGCGTGCTCAGGTGGCACGTTAACCAATAGACGAGTTGGGTCACCAGGTTCGTAAATCATGCTAGGGTGTAACCAAGAAGGTTCTCGTCCCTCTAGCAGGTCAATCCAATCCATATGATGAGGGAATACCCTCTGGTTCAAAAATATCTCTGAAAACTGAGGAAAGGATATTTCCTCTTTTGGGATGCCTAAAGATTTTAGGGAGGCATCCTTTGCGGTCTCTTTGGCCTCTGCTAGGTCAGCGGCAAATTTCTTATCCCTTAGACACCAGATTCGGACGGTGTCAGGTTTCTTGCCGCATACTTCCATAGCCTTATGGACAGAGTGGCCTTCAGCCACTAAGGCCAAAACCTTGGCCTTTGCCTCTGCCATAGCAAGGGTTTTTGGGTTTACTGAACCCTTTTGAAAAGTCATAGTCCTGTCCCGTTTTCATTCAGTTACTGTCAGTTAGTAACAGGTAGTAGATACAGTCTGTAACGCAAGTTCCTGAAGAACTTGCTACTGTCTAAAAGAAATAGTTCCTATATAGTATTAATCCGTCCAAACAGCCAAAACGGACAGTTTTGGGCTAACTATTTTTAAAAGCCTGCCCAAAAATAGGACAAAATAGGACATTACTACCTATAGCAGGGGGTCTGTTCTTTGTACGGGAAAATCTTTTACAGAGATACATTAACTATCACGGAGAACTATTAAACATTCTGGGGTCAAAACGGTTGACCCTAGTAACAGTTCTGGGACTACTATACAGTATAGAGAGACGCTGAACGGATAGCAGTCTCGGCGCTCCATCGAACCAAGGTTCTGCGCCCCAGTTT